AATCTGATCATCGGTGTCAGCCGTGATGCTCGTATCGCCATCAGCGTCTAGGACGACTTCCCCGCCGTTAACGTCAAGACCGGCGAAGACCGGGCTGTCTCCAGTACCGACACCCATGCTCGTTCGGGCAGTTGCTCCACTTTCCCAGGCCAAGGCACCAGCACCAGTACCAACCATGAACTCACTGTCAGCAGAGTTTACCCCCAGGCTGTTAATATCATCAAGAACCGCCCCGAAAGCTTGCACATCGCTACCAATCGCCACGCCGAGACTGGTACGCGCAGTGGCACCACTCTCTGCCACGGGGTCCGTAGTACCGTCACCCACTATAATTTCACCGTCAGCCAAGACTGCCATCGCAGTTATAGCGCCAGTACCACTACCAAGCAACACACCACCATCCGTCAAGGTAGAGGCTCCAGTACCACCATCAGCAACAGGAACATCAGTACCACCAGCCCTATATATTGCATTACCCTCGATGGTAATATCACCAGCCCCAGACCTAACTATTGTAGTGTCAGTAGCGTGTCCTAATTCAATACCTGTAAACTGTGGACTGTCACCAGTACCAACACCAATACTAGTTCTGAGAGTTGCACCACTTTCAGCCACTGGGTCAGTAGTACCATCCCCAACAATCATTTCACTGTCAGCAAGCACAGCCATTGCAGTAACGGCACCAGTACCTGAACCCAATAAAATACCACCATCAGTTAAAGTGGCTACACCAGTACCACCTCCCGCAACAGTGATAATAGGCCCCTCACCAGAGGTACCATCATGGCTGTGACCAGAAGTGCCGTCAAAGGCGCTTTGAAGTTGATTGAACTCATTGTTAAAATCAGAGGCGTCAGCAATCTGACCATCAACAATTTCAGCACTTGACTGTCTAGTATACCCAGTACCCATTTAGTTATCTCCGATAGAATGGTACAAATTCAATAACAAACCCTTCAATAGAGTATGGGGGGTTGGTATCATTTGTTGAAAAGTTAAGAGCGGCTGTAAACCCTGAACCCTCTACGTTTTGTTTGGTTGTAGGTTCGAAGGTTGCTCCGTAAATACTAGAGCCATATATGAAAGTGGACCCATAAATAGCTGCGGCTCCAGAATTAACTAGGGTGTAAGCTGAGGGTTGTGAAACATCATTATCACCGTAATCATAAAACACATTCAAACTGATACTGACAGTACCCTCGACCCTGTAAAATACACGGACTGTATGGAGCGTCTTTCTGATAGTGATGTCACCAAAGTCATAATCTGGTGTGCGGTAGGTGGCTTGTACACTTGATCCGTTGAAGGAGTTCCCGCTTTCTTGTTGGTAGACAAACCCATCATCATAACCACCATGTATAACAGTTTCATCATCACCAATGTAATCACTATCACAAACTCTAGGCTTGATACCAAGGGTTTCAGACCACTCCCAAGCAATCCCCCCCTCTGGTGTACGTCTAATTGCTCCCAGAATACCTTTACTAACACTTTCAAGATCATTTGAAACTGGGTAGAATAGGCGGTATTGGCTTTTCTCACGTATTACAACTGAGCTTATTTCAGCACTATTAAGTGTGCTGGTATTGAAAATCTTATTTATGAGGGGTTGGATATTCCTTGAAATGCTACCTAATTCGATATCATCAAGTTTGTCAGTACCCGCAACTGTCCTGATACCGTCTGGAGCTAGAAAAATAACATCTCCACCAATCTCTTGAACCGACCCTTTAGCTAAACATCCAATATTATCAGTAATCTTTTTGAGTTGAAAGTCGGCTACACTTGTACCCAGCAATTGGTGGATTGAGTTTTTGCAAAGTATGATTAATCTATCTCTCCAGCTAACCATATCAACTATAGTGTCACCAACCTGGATAGTACCAGCACCTTGAGCAGGATCAAAAGCTGTATCTGAAAATGGCTGGGTAAATGTAACTAACCCGGTGTTGGCACTCTCACCGGAGAAGAATAAGTGATCTGCGTGTGCAGCACAAATACTGGGATTGGTTGGAGCATTAGTACCATTTAGTAAAGTGTAGGTAGTAGCATCATAAATGGCGGCTTGGTTGACACCATCTGCCATGACAATTTTTGCAGTTCCAGTCCAGTTGTAGTTATCAAAATCATAAACACCACCACTAGTTCTAGTACCAATAGAAGACCAAGTTGTACCGGTACCAAAATAGACTGTATTCAAACGAGCAACAACCACACCAGAGTTGAAAAGCTTCACACCAAGAATTACACCAGTACCAGAAACCTCCGTGCTTGAGTAGGTGGTAAAACCAGATAAGCGACGATAGCCACCATTTAAACCAACTTCAAAGTTTACTAGGTCTAAGCTCTCCCCCTTATTATCCCGAAGAATGTTTTCATTAACTACCAGCCCACCCCTGCCTTTTATGAGGTCTGAAGTTACTAGCTTGTTTGAAGCGGTAGTTGGCATTACCTAGCCCGGAAGTTTTGGGGGCGTTGTATCAGTTCAGTTCTCATACTAGCTACAATATCTTTGTAGTTACGACTAGCATCACTTGCAGCAGCCATATCTTGCCTGAACCTGTAGCAGTAAAACAGAGCCTGTTCACGGATAGCATCTTTCCAACGGTCTGGTATACCTATTGTGCTGGAATTAACTGTTACATCAGTATGAATTACCCAGTATTTGTATTCAACTGTGTATTGATCACTGTTAGGGATGTTGCTGAGCGAGTACTTATCGTTTTGCCGCCGAACGACGGTATCGGGAACTGAAAAGCTCCCTGGCTCTTGGTACTTCTCATCAGTTCTCCTAGTATTCTCCCATTCTTCAAGATCCATATACTCCAGCTTAACTGGCTCCTCCTTGAAAAAGGATTGAGAAAAGTCAACATCATGGTTGGCGTTGGTTGAGTTTGAAAATTGAATATATGAACTATTACTGGTAGCATCAAACTCAACGCGGTGGAATTCTCCAGCTCCAGTATCTGAGATTGTGTAAGCTGTGGAACTTTGAATATCACTAGCCCCGGTGCTAGTACCAATTTGAAGATTTACAGCCCCACCAAAAATTCTGAAATCCAAGACGTAAGTTTTATTATCAACAGTAGTTACAGACTGTTCCATAATACCAACACCACTAGAACCTCCAGCTAACCTAGCACGACCATTACCATCAGTAGTGTGGGTAAAGCTGCCAGTGCCAGTAGAACTATCAGTCCAAGAGGTGATAGACGTAGCAAAAGCACCATTAGTAACAAGGTCTGTAGGATAGAGAAAGAAGCTTTCCCAATCAACTTGACGGTATGAAGACGGGAGGTCGTAATCTTGCTGACCAGTAACAGTCGCATCAGTCTTAGTTTCAACAGCAAAAGGCCATTCAATTTCTTCGTTGTAAATATCACGGATCGCACGGTTGACAGCCGTGTTAACATATCTTGTAAAGCCGCTAGTCGTTGAGACATCAGTAATCTCCACCTCGTTGAGTTCGCGGAGTACATCGTTCACCAATGTTAAAAAGGTTACTACAGCGGCCATTTCAAGTCCTTATAGGTGTTGTAGTGACCAGGGGGGCTTTTTGAAGACCCCCCTGGTACACAATAGTTACTAGGTGTTGGTAGCAGTCTCACGATGTCCAGACACATCCAGAAGGAGCGCCCAAACACGGAGAAGACCAGCAGTACAAGCTGCGGTATTAACCGTGATATCAATGGTGTCACCAGCAGTGGCGGTAACGATAGTACGCTGGTTGGTCGCGGAAGGCGAAACCAGAGTACCATAACCGGCACTGGTGGGGTCCATTGCGGCAAGCCAGCCGTTAGCGGCTTGGTTTGCACCGTCAAGGTCAAGAGTAGGTGAACCCTCAGTCGTGAAAGCAGTCAGAACTTCAACACCAGCCGCAAGGATCAAAGTCTCCTTGGGGACTGCAATAGCTTGAAGAACATCTGCGGCAGCAACACCAGCCGAACTATTAATAAGTGCGATATTAATAGTGTTTTCCATCAAGTAAGGATAACGGTTGGTAGCCGCATGTCCACCAGCCTCTGCACCTAGCGTGAGATCATAAGTAGCCATATTCTTTCCTCCTTATGATTAGTCGATGCTGACGTAAGCAACGGCCAGGGCTTCGGGGCGAATGACCTTACGACCATAAAGGTGAAGGCCGCGAACGATGTCTGCAAAGCTGTCAGGATCGCGGAAGGCTTCAGTCTTCGCAATCTGGGAAGCAGTGGCCGTGCTGGACATATGACCAGAGACAACACCATACCAAGTCGTACCAGACTTAGGAGCGTTGTTGGTCTTGTAGCAACGGAAGCCACGGATCAAGCCATCAAAGACACGACCGTTACGCAGGGGCGACTGGTTGTCACCAGTAACCTCAACGGGGAGGAGCTTTGAATTGACATCGGATACCTGCTCCCAGAAGATGGGGGCCGCTACAAGAAAGCGGTTCTCTTCGGGAACATCATTATCATCAAGCAGACGCTGCAACCGTGCCATGACGGTCAGGGGGTCTACCTCACCAGCAGCGAAGCCGGTGTCGATGGGGGAGCCAGTCGAGCCGTAGTAATTGGCGGACTGAGCATTCTGGCGCATATAGTCAAGGACCTCACTATCGAAGGTGTCCTTAAGCTTATAAGCACCGCTTGAAGTGGAGAGGGCTTGCCAGTTCACATGGCTCTGACGCTCTTCAATGTCATCAACCTTGAACTGGAATGCGTTGGCTTTATCAACCTGCATCTCAACTTCATCATCTGCTAGGTCTTGAGTGGATAGCTTCTGCCCACGGGCATAAGCAGCCACCGTAATTACTGGCTCTTTGATGATATTAACCTTATCACCAAAAGAGGAAATCTCACCAGCGTAGTCAGTGTTAGTAACATCCTCAACAACACTTGCTTTACGGAAGAACTTGAGTACCTTCTGTGACCATATTTCAGGTACCCAGTTTCCAGTGGAGAGATTACCATGACCAGCAGCTTTAGCAACTACAGCCATTTTGATTACCTCATTGTTTAATCATCAACAATCCGGCCCTCTTCAACAGCAGCGTCAATATCACTTTCATACTTCTCAAACTCTGCGCCTTTGAGGGTCCTGATTTCTGATAGTTTCCAAATGCGTTTGCCGTCGCTGGTCTTTAAAGGTGTTGACCTTTTTGAACCAACAGAAGTACCGGCATCGCGGTTTCTTTCTCTTGCAGTCCTCTTGGGTTTTTTGGACTTTTTAATGCCTACCTCTGCTTTATACATGTCAATAACTCTGGACGCCCACTTGACGTTAGAGTTATTTTTGAAGATTGCGTCTGATATCTCATCAGGTTGGGCGTTTAACCACCCCAGGAAGTTTTCATCCTCACGCAACTCATCAAAATCTTCATGTTTGTTTAGCAGTTCTTGGTATGCTGTCTGTGCCTCTTGACCCTTATTCTTGTCCCTCAACTCAGAGACTTCAAGTTCAAGGGTAGCAGCACGTTCAGCTGCCTTTTTATCAGCTACTGTCTCCACAATTTCCATAACATCGGGATATTCAGCTCTGAACTCTTCAAGCTCCTCATCAGTCTTTGGTGGTGCTTGCCTAGCAGCAGCACTAACCTCAGCTTTGAATTGCTCCTGTTCTGCCTTTATCTCGTTGATCTTTTTATCGTGGTAGGACTTCAAATCGCCGTAGCGTTTCTTCCAGTTCGTTGTATCCTCAACCTGTTCAGGAGTTGTTGAGAAGTTTTCATCTTTTTCCTCAAGGTCCTCGTCAGTTTCAAGATCATCTTCTGAAGGGTCTTTATCGTACAAGCCATCTCGGTATTTGTTACGGTAGAGAGTGTCTTCAGCTTTAACAGTAGTTTCGGTGGTAGACATGTTATTATCTCCTTCAAAGTAGGGCCGCAGAATTGCGGGTGACTATTTGAAGCTACTCAAGGGGCCAGAATATTCATGATTAAATCTCTGGGTAGCCTCATTTTAGGTTTTAGAGAGCATTCTGCTCATACTTAAGTACAAAGTCTTCTACTTGACCAGCCCCCTTGGGGGTATTATAATAGGTCTTCCAGTATTCAGCAAGACCCATTATATTATCCTCATGGGGTAGGGGTTCTGGTTGCATCCAGTATTTCAAACGGGCTACTTGTGTTTGAAAACCAAGATCAACCTTCAAAGCATACTCTAACTCTCCTGTATATCGTGGTAACTGTATCTTGGGCTTACTAGCAACGTACC